TATAGCCAGGAACGGCACCATCATTACCAGATGGAGTAAAGTGAACGGACAGTTCATCAGCAGCTGAAAAGGTATTGTTTGAGACAACATGACTAACCGCTAATTTATTATATCCAGATGCGTCTGTAGCTGCTCCGTTGATCTTGAATTTTGCATAAGTAGTCTTGTCGTTGATATCAACGATTTGCAAATACCCCTTGGTACCAGCCGTACTGTCATCCCAGGTAATTGTGTCAGCTTGTGTAGAAACACCGTGTTGGTCTGCATCATCAATATAGATTGCAGTCACACTAGAATATGTGCCGTTATTGAAAGATATCTCACCAGCTCCTGGATCGGCATCACTTGTGCCAGTATCGAATTTATAGAAATAGCCTGGAGAAACTCCATCTTCGCCACTTGCTGCAAAACTAATCCAGACTTTATCGTCAGCTGCAAGAGTTCCAGAACCATCGATATAAGTCAGATTAACTTTCGTATATCCACTAGCATCGACCAATGCCGAAGATATTTTAAATGTATGCCAAGTATCAAGGACACCAGCCTTCGTTAATCTTATCCTTCCTCTGTTGGTAGGGTTCGCTGAAACATCATCCCAAGATTGAACCCAAGCTGAAACATCGGTTCCGTTATACTCAAGGTCATCAATATACGCAATTGTCGCTGAAGCTATTGTAGCATGGTTGAGTCGAAGGTAACCGCTACCAGGATCGGAATCCGTGGTTGAAGTGCTAAACTTAAACATCGCTGCATCACCGCCTGCTGGGAGAAAATCAGCAATAGTTGTGAGGTCACCAGAACTATCAAACCCAAGTGTCTTACTTGCTCTAGTTGAAGCATTATCCACAAATTCACTTGATGAAATCGTATTTGTCTTTGAAACCTTAAATGTTCTACCCAAAGTCTCATCGTGCTGATGCACCATAAAGGTTAGCTTATCTAATGCGTCTTCAAAGGAAGCAGCAGGGAAGGGATCGTTTGCAACAAGATCCAGCCCTTGGGTAAGAGGTTGTTCACGAAGAATGATTACAGTCTCACCACTTGCAGGCCGATAGTCCGTTGCGGAGTAATGATCGTCTGAAGAGGTTCCAGTATTGTATTTGAATAAAACAGTGCCGCCAGAAGCTGATCCTGCACCCGTAACCACATAGTGCGTATTTAGAGTCTTTGTCGTTTCAGAACCCGTGGAGGCTCTTACAATAACTGTCAGATCGCTATCTGCAAAGATCTTAAATCCGTAGGCAAAGCTATGTGTACTGCCATCGCCCGATAGTGATGCTCTGTTTGTTGCGCTAGAAACTGTCATTGTGCTTGCTCCACTAATTGTGTTGATATGTCACGAAGACCACCTTCTTTCATGGTTTCTTTAAACTTCTCGTAACCTGGTAATTCCATAAGAATAAGTAATGCCCGATTCATATAATCTTCCTCTAATTGCTTAATCATGCGGTACTTTTCAGCATTCGTAGAAACTTTGTATTCTCTGCCTCTTGTGGTTGTAGAATTTATTTCTGGATTTACCATTTGGTTAAGAGCCTCATAGAAATTAACTGCCCCATCGCCACGATCTAGCCTTACTGCGCTGGGATTATCCTTATTCTTTGCAATGTTAACCCAATCCGAAATAACCCCTTCTTGTAACTTAATGCCTTTTAAATGGGTCTTGTTTGTTAAAGGCCATCCCTTAGAAGGCATTAGCTTTGTAATCTTGATAAGTTCTGATTTTACCGCGTCTGGTTCTTCTCCAGCTGATATTCTTACTCCCGTGAAATTTGATATAAGTGTGCGTACTGGGTTGACGGCAAAACTTGTTTGATCTGTTCCATAGATTTCTCCCAGGGAGTCGAACTGAGGAACCGTTTTACCTTCGCGCTCTACAAGGCCGTAAGTCTGATATGTCTTAGTTGAACTTTGTACGAGGTAGTTTTGTAAACTTTCCCAGGCACCTCCTAAAGCACCACTCTTAGGCATACCCACTTTTGAATAATTAGGAGAGCCATCGTCAAGAGGTGTTACATATGTGTATTTTGCCTCACCAAATTCATCGTAAGTATATGCCTCGACATCCTCCTTAGTCCAGTAATCATCCATAGTTCCTTCGGGAACATACTTTGCTGGGTCTATCGATCTTGCTATTGCTCTTTGTAAAGAAGTTGCAATGAATGGGAAATTTTCAACTGGCCCTCTTGCAATAGGTTGTAATGCCACATCAAAGTTTTGAGAAATAATTTGTTCCACCAAGTTAACCACATCAGCCATTCCTTGAAGCATTGGCAATTCTCTGTAGTATTGAGCCGTTGCCGCAATAGGCATGAGAAGTGCAGATGTTACGTCACCATCTTTATAGCTATTTACAGATCGCTGAACACCGTCAGAAATTAATGCAAGGATACCACCAACTGGTTCAAAGCCTGCATAACTAACATATTTCAGTGGGCCGTTTGGAACTCCAAATCTGTTATATAAAGGCATATCAGGTGGAAACCCTTCTCCCCTTACAACAAAACTATATGGCTGCCATCCCTCTGGAAGGGCATCCCGTTCCTTTTGTGTCCGTGGCATTGAAGCGGTCATTTGACCGTTTAGTGTCCATTCACCTACCTGGTAACCGACATAACTAGATACCGCTAACTTTCCCATAGCATTTTGATGTGCCTTTGGGCCATTCTTGCCAAGAAGATCATTACGAAATCCAGAATGCAAAAACTGCACTAAAGGTGTATGTAATGCGGTATTTTTTAAGGAGTTTGTTGGTGCCGTTACAAATGGAACCAGAAACTTTCCCCACCAGGTATTTGAAACATCGCGAAGGAATTTTCCCCCTTGGCCAAGATCACTTTGCATAGTGTCATGCAATGCTTTAAGTTCAATGTCCTGGGCAAAGGTCTTTGGGTCAAGAAGAACCATTGAGGCATTGTCCATAGCCTCTTGATTTGATCCACCTCTTCTCAATGTATGGTTGTATCTTTGAAGTGCCTTTACACTTAACTCACCACGCATTGACATAGTTTTAAAAAATTCGTCTGCGCTTAGTAGCAATCTAAAAGGTATCCTTGCAGCTGCTCCAACAAAATTAATAGCTGCACCAGCTTTGGTTTGACTTTCGGAAGAGACTGCAAACAATGTTGTGGTATCAAGTTTAGATGCTCTTGCAGGCATTTCATTTCGCCAGGCATAGCCAGCTGCCGATAAGGAATCCCGAAAGGCTTGACCCCAGGCCTTCATTCTAATCAACGCATCAAGTGAGGAAACCTGATCTTCAGTTATGGCCCATTGTGCGTCAGGCCTCAGTCCTCTTACGACATCTCCGTAGACACCGCCAATTATTTCTGAGGGTAGCTGGTAAAGCATATACCCTGCATTACCTAGAATATTTTTAAACTGGGTTGCTGGACTACTTAGTATGCTTGATACAAATAATTCATGGACAACTTTCACTGATCTTGCAGCATATCCGTCTGAGAGAATATTTACTCCCTCAAGGCCTTTTTCTTTTACGGATAGGATAACTGCATCTGCTAACATTTCAGTCGTTCCCTGGTCATTAGCAAGAGCCATTTGTGCCATTTGTGAGGCCTGCTCTGGATCTAAGTCACCACCAATCTTAATATTAAATGACTGTAATGCCCTTGCTATCTCAGCCTGCGCTCCCTTGACTTGTGCTTGAATTGCAGCATGGACAGATAATTGTCTTCGAAATGCAATTTTATCTATATCCGTTGCCTGGCCTAGTCGGATTTTTTCTGCCATTTCTGTTAATTGTTTTGCAGAATTTACCAGTAGGGTTCTTGCAGCAGTTATCTGTGTGGCACCAAAACCCTCACCATCTCTTCTTTTTAGTAGTGACCTTGTAAGGCCAATGTTATCGCCAGCTAACATTTGAGCCTCTGCCAAAGTCTGGTCATTACTTACTCTTGCCTTTGAAAAAGTAGAGGTTTCATCGGCATGAACTTTAGAAACGGCATCAATGGCATTTTTGACATCTTGGTCAGTTTGGATATTGTTGAAATTAAAGTCAGCACCGTCATCAACAGTTCTGGCCTGAGTTGTCATTTCCTCAAGAACTCGCTCGGTTCTGCTAATACTTGCAGTACCAGAATGACCGCCCCATTCTCGATCTAAGGCCGTAACGGCTTTTCTTCCTTCCTTAATTATTTCAGTATTCTGAAGGTTTTCTGCTTCGAGGTTTTTCAGCGCAATCTCTGCATTATTTGAGAGATCTAATTCCTCTAAAGGTTTTGCCTTGAAGTCTTGGCCTTCAAATCTTTTAAATCCTTCCTCCGATAAAATCCTTTTACCGACTTCCGTTTGCGTCTGCTTGTAGTCAAAATCTCCCAGATTAGGAACCAACCCCGTTTCTTGTTGCGTAGGAACTAGACTAGGTTGAACAGAATTTACAAAAGGTTCCTCAGAATAATCTACACCCCTCGGCCTAGTAACCCGTCTTCCAGAGAGTTCATTTAGCTTGTTTAGAAAGTCACCTCTATTGCCAAAGGATTGATCTAAAGGAATAACCTTTTTAATTCCTTTCCCTATTCTTGATCCAAGATCGCCTAAACCAGCAAATTGTAGATAGTCATTATTGGGGTTACTTGCGAACTCAGTCGGTTGTCCTTGTGCCAGGTTGTTCTGAGAACGTATGTTACTCTCAGCTATTTTGCCAGGGTCTTTTGGTAGTGCCATATATCCATAAAAAAAGGGCAGTCAAAGCTGCCCATCTTAATTAATTTATACTGTGTTTTAGTTAATTCGTAAACTAATTTCTCATTTCATTAGTATTATTCATAGCTACCCCTGCACCAGTAACTGCGGTAGGGATTGCAAATAGTGCCTGACCTTCCTTGATTGCATTCTTTAGCTTATCTGTCAGCTTAACTTTTAATGAGTCATCAAAAATACCTTGATCTCCAGACTCATAATAGCCGTCTTTATAAGATCCAGTTTCGTATTTCTTTTTACCCGTTGTGGTTGTATCTGAACCCTTTGCAACCAATGCTTCGCTATCGTACTTCTTTATAAGTTTGTTAAGAACACTTGGTATGGTTTCGCCATAGTATTTCTTTAGGCCATCGTTACTTCTAGCAAAGTAATTCTGAGCCGCACCAAGATCACCAGTAGCAAATGAAACATATTCGTAACCTTCCTCTACTGCCTTTGCCAGTATTCTCTTAATGCTTAGAGCAGTCCAGTTTCGCTGATATTTTGGGTCTGACACAAAAGGTGCATTTGGAATAGTATCATTTTTTAATGGTTCCATAACTTTTGTATGCTCTTGCATTAACTCTTCTAATTTTCCTGCATGATAGGCATTACTAGGAACTTTTTTACCATTTAGATAAACCATGCCTGCTCTTACGTTTTCATTAAAGTCTTGGTTAATCATTTCGATATCAGAAGGAAAATTCAATTCTCGTTTCATATTTTCTAGCCGTGCATCAGTTCTATACTCCATATACGGGATGCGTTTATCGCCAACTTGTATTGTGTATTTGCTTAATTCGTTTTCGTGTTTTTTAAATATTTCATTAGCGGTATTTTCAATATTTTCTCTTTCTGCTTCGGAAACTTCAAAACCTCTGCTTCTACCTTGTTGCGCCCAATCCGATTGGATTTCTTCTATGAAAAGTGCTTTCTCTCCATTCGGGCCTTTTATGTCAGTTGTGCGGAAATGAGCCACAATATTTTCTTCATCAAAATGGCTTGCGTTAAAACTAAGATTTTTTTTATCTGCAAATGAATCAATGCCATAGTTAGGAAATCTCAAAAGAAACTCTCTGTAATTATCGCCACCAGAAACGATGTATTCTGAATACTGAACGGCATCATCTGCAAATCCCATTTTACCATCATCCACCGCAATTTGTTGTGCTTCGATCTTAGCTTCGTCTAAATCATAAACTACTTCATCATTGTTTAATGTTTTTATTCTATTTTTCCAAGATGAACTTTCAGCCCTATTATTAAATATAGAATACCCAACATCATCATTACCAGTAATGACCATACCAGTATTTTCATCCTCATAAATTCTTATGGGATTATAGTAATATTCTTCAACGGCTTCATTATAAGCATCATCGATATTAGGTGGGTCTGTCACCCTTTTGTTGCCAGGATCATTGTAAGCATTGTCAAGCTCATCATATATTTCATCTGCTCTGTTATTGAGATATTCTGGCCCGAAGGCTTCTTCTGCCGTAACGGTTGATCTTAATAATTTCTTATCTGGTTCATCGTTGCCTTTAGCCACATCTTTTAAATATAAATCATCTAAAAGTACATTATCCTCCGATGCGGAAAAATTCATTTCCAATTCTTCTTGCCGTACAGTTTTAGGTATTTCCTCAAGTTCCACGGCTTCGTTCTCAAGCTGATCTAGGATTTCTTGTTTCGTTACCTTTTTGTTTTTGAGAAGGTCATCTAAACCCGTCCACTTCAGTTCTTCGTCTTTTACCCCAGCCTTTTTAAGAAGGGAAAGAAACTGTGTGCCTGATCCTTTTTCTATGTCTAATCTTTTAGTTTGCTCTACGGCCTCTGAGAAAAAGCCAAGTTCATCAAGCACTCTATTTACTAATTTTCCAACCCCACCTTTAGCCTCGGCCTCTTCTGGAATAGCAGTAAGAGCCGTTGTTCCCAGGGTAAACTGAACACCGCTATTTTTAAGCATTTTAAATGTCATGGGTAGGGCAAGAAAGGCAGCCGTTAGAACTCCTTCTTCTACCAGGTTACGCATTCTGAGATTTAATCGCTCATAGCCTACTTCTGCATTCTCAGGCCTACTTCCTAGATACTCAGCTAATTCTGGCAGTATTCCGAAATCTGCCAATACATTGGAAAGATTGCCTTCTTGTAAGTCGATTGTACCAGCTGCTAAAACGGTTCCAGCTAATTTAGTCGGCCCACCGCCAAATAAAGAGGTTAGGAAATAACTGGCTACGGGTTCCAGCATTGTTTCTATTTCTGTGGGGTTTCCAATTCTGCCCATGTTCATATCAGATGTTGCATCACCCGTGGCATAGGCATTTTCTTGCCTCAAGGCCAGCATCTCATCTGAAGACTTAAACCGCATTTCCTCCAGGCTAAATGCTGGAATATTAATTCCCATCTGTCTTAGGCTATCTTCCATATCAGCCGTAAACTTCATTGCATCTTCTAATGAATTAATAGCTACATTGGCACCAAACCTACTAACTGCGCCTATCTTTTTCGTTGAATACTCTGGTTGAAGAATTGCATCCCTGGCAATATTCATAGGGTTTATTTCATCTGCCAGCCATCTCGCACCGTCACCAATAACACTTGCTATCGCGCCAAACGTAGACTGCTCATTTTGCAGTTCATCCGCATTCTTACCGACAAGCATCTCATCTTGAATGACAGATGATAACTCACCTGGGAACCTTTTACGTCTGTTTGTTTCAAATGTTTGATTATCTGCTTGCTCTTTTAGTCTGTTGTATTCAACTATTCGCTCATCATTCAGTTCTTTTACAACGGCAGATACTCTTTCTTTTGGATCTATTGTGTTCTTGTCGTATTCCAATTTAATTTCCTTGCATTAAATCTTTAATGAATTGCACCTGACTATCGATAATAAGTTTATGTGTCGCTGCCTGCGTTCTCGCGCTATTATCTAAATTTTCCTGAGTTATTCTGGTGTTTGCCATGTTCATAATGGCATTTAGATCAGCAATGGTTTCTACTTCGATAGGAAATTTATTCACACCATTAGCCCCTCCTAAAGAGACAACTGCATTAAATGTTTGAATTTTTGCAACTAGTTCTCGCTTTGCTTCTAGTATGATGCTTTGAGAGTGAACCTTTAAAACCTCCCTATATTTTGCATCTATATCGCTTGCTGAAGGCCTGCCAACAGTATCAACTTGATCTTGAAACCAATCATACAGTTCACCCGTTACTTTCATATACCCATTTCTTTGGACTTCCTCTAGACCTGTAGTTGCCGCTATACCTTCCTGGTATCCAAATGTTTTCTGAGCAATCTTAATGACATTGCTAAGTCCTTCATTTTTTAATGCAATCACTCTGTTTTTAAGTTTGTCAAATTGGCTTTCCGTAAGGTCACCACTAGCAGCTGCCTGGGCAAGTTCTTGAATAGAGGGTCTTTGTTGTCCTTCTGGGTACTCAATAAGCGCAACTAGTCCAGCATATCTTCCAACCTGGGCCGCACTGTCTGTGCCACCACTTCCATCCTTGGAGGAATCTGGAGGCCACTCCATCATAGTTTTTTGCCGTTCTGGAGAGGTGCCATTGGTTACGATAACATCCATCATTAATGCCCTTAGTTCATCAGCACTTAATGTGTCTTTACCTTGAAATGCCTTCCGTAATGCGTCTGCACCGTAACTCCGTGGAATGGTTGACTGAGGCAACATACTCTCTACGGCATTTTCATCGTATGTCTGACCATCCTTAATGGCAAAGAATTGCTCGTATGCGTACTCTTCGTAGAACGCATCTTTCTTTAAATGAGCCTCTTCTGCTTCACGAAGCTGCTGCCTATAATCGTTTGCTTCTTTTAATATTTTAAATGTCGAATCTTGAATATTATCTTCTCTCAGCTGGCCCAGGGCATGAAAGGCATATGCTACTTCAGAATAACTTTCCTCTCCCGTAGAGGCAAAAATAGCCTTGGCTATATCATCTGCTGCTCGCACTCCCTCCATTTCTACTGCGACATAGTAGTTATATGTTTCTTGTCCTAAAGTTTTAACAATCTCTTCTTTAGTCATACTGTCTAGAACTTGAGTTGCCTTTGCAGCCTTATCAATCAAATCAACCTTTTCCGTAAATTTGCTGGCAATATAAGGGTCATTTGCAACAACCTTTGCCAGAACACCGTTGGCTATATTTATCTGCAATTCCCGAATTTTTTCATCAAGTACGGACTGCTCTATATCTTTATTTTTTATCTTAGGTGCGTGGTAATCTCTTATTTCCTTAATAACATCTCTGTAGTTTTGAATGCTAAAATTATTAATTAGTGTTTCTTCATGCTGAGTAAAGTATGCAGATGAAATAGTTTCTTTCCGCGTTTTTATGACTTCGTTTAAATCATTACGCAAGGCAAAGCGATTGTTTGACTCTGATGTCATAAAGGTTGAATTAAACTTCTGAAGGGTGGTCTTATTGGTTCCCAGACTAGCCAGAATATTCTTCTTAATTTGATTGGATTGCGACTTCCATTTGTTTGATCCATCAAGAACATTTGCTGGGTCATCGTCACGGGCCAGATCAAAGGCAAGGTTTCTTAACTCATCTTGAACCTTCACAGATGCCTCATCCAGTTTAAGCTGCTCTGACATATTGTATCGATAGAGAGCATAATCCCCGATACTGCTTGTTAAAGCCTGACCGACTTTACCCTTGTCTATTGCCGCCTGGACGAATGGCTGCGCTCTTTTTCGTGTCTGGAATGCACGACCAGGGGCTTCATTGGTTGACTGTATTTGGGATCTGTAAACTGGTATTCTCATTAGCCGATTCCCATTTCATAGCCCATCTTGGCGGTATCACCAAAAGATTTAATAAGATTAGCAGTCCCTTGTGCTTGAAGTGATGCCGCAGATGCGCCACCTTCCATCCGTGATAGTTCTGCCTGCAATCGACTGTCTTCCTGGGCATCGGCTATCTGCATTTGCGTAATGGCATTGTTATAATCCATAACCTTCTGCTCGTACTCAAATTCCCTGGCATTCTGCTCTAAATTCATCTGCGTGGTAGCACTAGACATATCTATGCCAGCATATGCCGTATTTGCTCTTACCTCTCCCTGGAAGGATTCAAATGCGGATTTACCGCGTTGTTTCTCCATCAATAGGTTCTGATTAATAAGATCGGACTGTTTCCCTAGAAGCTCAATATTTCGCTCTATGATTTCAGCATTAAAATCGCCAGCCTCCCTGGCTGCCCCAGCTGCTCTGTCAGCGGCTTTCTTTTGTTGCAAACCACCAATAAGTTGTGAGCCTAATAATATTATTTCAAATGGCCCCATTATTTCACCTATATATCAAATGTGTTGAGTCTTGGGAAAAGAGCCAAAACTGTTAAGGGCAGAGCCTGCGTTTGCTGGACATATATTCTGTCCTGATCGTCATCAAAGCCGCCCGTGAATTCTATATCCTTGTCACCCGTGAAGAGTGAAACTGCGGTATCCATAGCCATTGAACTGTCTCTGAATGGTATACGTTCTACGGAACTTGAACTGGTGCCGACTTCAACACCTACTGTTTCGAATAACCTAACAGTCACCGCATGAATTCTCTTCGGCTTACCTTGACTCGTTCCGTCAACAGATCCACTTTCCAGCCGTAATGTCTTCATACTGCTTGTAAAACCTAATCCCACAGCTGCCGTTGTCACACTGAAGTCCGTAGTAATACCGCCAGATGCAACTGTTTTTGTGGCATGAGAGGCTCCATTTCCAAGCACCGAAGCCGTTTGTCCCTGGAGATGATATAATCCCGATAGAGAGGTTGTTGCAGATCCAGAATAACTTAGTCCGCTATCTACAAAGAATGATCCCGTTGCAGCTGAACCAAAGTCAAATGTTTTTAGTTTCTCCACATATCTTTTCGTAACCGAATTTATTGTTCTCTTGACGATCATATAGAGATCATCTTCACCGCTATCTGTGGGTAATGTTGCTATACTTTCCACAACCGCGTTTCCAGATCCAAAGACACCACCTAAAGTATGCTTGTGCCAGGCAACAACTTGTTCTTCTCGTCTATATGTAAGACCCAATAATGTGCCATCTGCCCTAACGCACCACACAATAGAGTCTGGCTCTTGCTGAAAGGCCAGTGCCTCAATACCGCCATCGGTAATATGTTCTGCCAGGATAGTCATGTCAGGAGCCTGATAGCCTGACGCATCGACATCTCCGACATACTTAAATTCCCTTACCTTTCTACCACCTCTTTGAAGGAATAGAGTAACATCGGCAACTTGAACGGGTGGAACTTGAGCCGATCCGTAGTTTGAATACTTTCTTATAAGTGTAGTCGTTGGTGTAACTGGCCCGTCATTACTGGCAGTCACCACATATTCTCCACCAGAAGTTCCGACAGTTAATACCCTGGTAGCTGAGAGCCAACGGATACTATCCACCGTATTCGAGGCTATGGTATAGATCAAAGCATCGTCTGCATCGGTGCCAACCGTAAAGTTTAAATAGGCACCATTTTTAGAAAACCACAATGTCTGTGGGTTATTGTTAGAGTTTCCGAACACCAACCTTTGCTCAAAGAAGGACACCACACTCGGATAATTGTCTGAAGATGCCAACCCAGGGGAGGGACTGCCTGATATACTGGCGGTGGCAAAAGACCAATTATTGTGAGCAGAGCGCGTCAATGTCCTTATCGCGTAGGAAGGATGAACCAAATACATGGTGTCTGCGCTTTGTGCGAAATTGACATTCGGAAGATGGGCCTCGGTATATGGGGACGCAACTTCAAATATTTCCGTTGCCGTACCTCCAGAGGTATAAGTCGTGAAATCTGTTGTATTGATTGCCGTTGCAAATAGGTCAGTCAAGGTAAATGTATGCGTTGTGACATTTGCCACCAAATAGTTTCTGCCATTTAATTCCGTCATTCCAGAGACTGAATCAATATAAATTTCATCTCCATTAGAAAGTCCGTGGCTCGTTGACGTAAGTACACCAGGGGATGCCTTAGTTGCCGCTGATATTGTCTTTGCCGTACTATTGAGAACCTGAGATCCGTTTCGAATAACACGCATTGTCTGGTTTCCGAATACCAAAACATATGTATCCGTGGTTTTGTACTGAAAAGGTATGAGTCTATTCTTTACGGAACTGGACTTTACTTCTCCAACAAATTCCGTGCCTGGTCTTCTTGTTGCACCTCCCTGCGGCAATACAATCATATTCGTTAGATCTGCTAATCCCGTCTGGTATTTCTCCAGAGTTACCCGTCCTTCAAGTCTTGGAGATAATTCCCCACTTACGAAGGCAGATATGGATGGCGCAGATCGTGCCATTAGAACCTCGATTCAATAAAGTCTGATGCCTCAATTCTTTGTGGTGCGCCTTCGGTTGCATCCACATTCTTAGCAAGTGATAGTTTCTGCTGATATAGCTGAAAGGTTGTTGTAACGAGAGATGCAGATCCCGTAATGGAATAACATATTTCCGTGGCTATCTTGGCTGCCAGGGCATCTATGAGGGACGCATCATATTCATTTGGATCTTCGATACGGGCGATATATCGTATCTTTACCGTACCTTCATCAGTAAGAAGTTTACGACCTTCAATAACAAAAACGGGGCCGCCCGTGTTATTTGTCATATTGTCCTGGGGATAGCTGGAAGTGCCATTAGAGAATTCCAGAACTCTCAGGCAATAGGGAAGGGTGGGGAGTGTGTATTGGTA